CACTTACGATATTGTAATACCAACAATCTCAAATGTGACTAGACTTACAATAAGTAAATGTGGTAATGCAACCGCACACGTTCACTCTGATTACGAATCTTCCGACCTCTCAATAGATTTATATGACGACTCAATTGATAATTGGGTTACAGTATGGTCATATACATTAAATAACCCAAATTATGATGTTGACCCTAGTCCCGATTTATACTTTCCAGGTAATATTGATGTAACATTTACAAACATTACATCAGTAAGTGGTATTAGAATGTATTCAGACCCAGGTCAAGGTGACACTTATCACGATTGGGGTGGATTAGTGTTCAATTTTTTTAATTAAGAATCGTAACCCATAAAAATACATTATATAAAAAAAAATAATATTATGATAAAGTTAATACAAAGAACAACGGATAACAAATACCTTAAATCTGTTGAGACCGAAACTTGGGTTGATAACGTTAAAGAAGCATTTGAAATGACTCATAGAGAATGTGAGGCAGCTAAAACCGCATTAAATGGAGTTTTTCTTCCTGAACAATTAAAAGTTATTGTTGATATGAGAAAATATAAATCAATTACCAAAGAAGAAAAACAAGAATTATTAGATTTGTTGAGAAAATAAAATTGATTTTGACTTATCTGTTTTGGTTGATTATATTTATGAGTAATGAGAAAGGTAAACTTCACAATGTTGTGAAAGCTAATAAACCACTCGTAAACATAATATGATTAGTCAAGAAGAAATTAAATCATTTCTAGAAGGAAATGACCCCGAAGAACATATAGTATGCGTAGAATTTGACTATGTTAAAGACTGTATATATAAGATTAAAGAAATACCAACTACAGGTAAAGTAATCCAAAGAGACACATTTATAGCATTTGCATGGGTAGGAGATTTAAGAAATTTAAATTTTTACCAAGACTCGAAGTCAACACAAAAAGAGGCGATGACCAAATATGGTATTGTCATTGAAAAACTAGAAACTAGAGGTAACGAAAGATTAGAAAAAGGTCTTAAGTTTATGGTTAAGTCATTAAAGGGATATCGTTCACTAATTCAATTTTTTAGGGATGGTGGGTTAGACCCTTGGTCCGATGTTGCAAAAAATAGAATACTGATTCTACCTCCAGTAGAACAATACTTAATTTCAAAAGAAAAAAGATTATTTAAAGGATATGAAGAATACAATGATGTTACAAGATTTGTATTTGACTTGGAAACTACTGCGTTAGAACCAAAGAATGGTCGAATATTCATGATAGGAATGAAGACTAATAAAGGTTATCAAAGAGTTATTGAATGTTCTACAGAAGAACAAGAAAGAGATGGATTAATAGAATTTTTTAATGTTATTGACCAATTAAAGCCAAGCATTATTGGTGGTTATAATTCCGCAAATTTTGATTGGCTTTGGATATTTGAAAGATGTAAGGCGCTTAATTTAGATATTAAAAAAATATGTAGGACCTTAAATCCTGGTAAAAATATTTCTCAATCTGAGAGTATGTTAAAGTTGGCCAATGAGGTTGAGAAGTTTAATCAGGTTTCAATGTGGGGGTATAATATAATAGATATTATCCATGCCACAAGAAGAGCACAAGCAATTAATTCTGGTATTAAATCCGCAGGTTTGAAATATATAACTCAATACATTGATGCCGAAGCTGCTGACCGTGTATACATTGACCATACAGAAATAGGTCCAATGTATGCAAACAAAGATGAGTATTGGTTAAACATTCAAAACGGAAAATATAAACGAGCGGATAAACCCGAGTTTAATGATTTAGATAAAAAATTTCCTGATGTTTATCTTAAGGTTACGGGAGATAATATTGTTGAGAGATATCTTGATGATGATTTGGAAGAAACTCTGTTAGTTGATGAGGAATTTAACCAAGGGTCATTCTTACTTGCCTCAATGATACCTACAACATATGAAAGAGTATCAACGATGGGAACTGCGACCTTATGGAAAATGTTAATGTTGGCATGGTCATATAAGTTTAAATTGGCGATTCCTGAGAAACAAAGTAAGACAGATTTTGTTGGGGGTTTATCAAGACTATTAAGAGTTGGATATTCTAGGAATGTACTTAAGCTCGATTTTAGTTCTCTATACCCATCTATTCAGCTTGTTCATGATGTATTTCCTGAATGTGACGTTACAGGTGGGATGAAAGCAATGTTAAAGTATTTTAGGGATACTCGTATCTTATATAAAAACTTAGCAGGTCAGTTTGAAAAAGAAGACCCCAAGAAGTCATTGTCATATGATAGAAAGCAATTACCAATTAAGATATTCATTAATAGTATGTTCGGAGCATTATCAGCACCACAGGTATTTGCGTGGGGTGATATGTATATGGGGGAACAAATTACCTGTACTGGAAGACAGTATCTTCGTATGATGATTAAGTTCTTTATGAAACGAGGATATATCCCTCTGGTGATGGATACGGACGGTGTAAACTTCTCAAAACCTGATGATTGGGAGAGTAGGCGTTATATCGGTAAAGGTCTAAATTGGAAGGTAAAAGAGGGTAAGGAATATATGGGAGACGATGCCGATGTTGCCGAGTTCAATGATTTATTTATGAGAGGTGAGATGGCATTAGATACCGATGGAACATGGCCGTCATGTATTAATCTTGCTCGTAAGAATTATGCGGTTATGGATTCAAAGGGTAAGGTCAAACTTACTGGTAATACAATTAAATCTAAAAAACTACCATTGTATATTGAGGAGTTTTTAGATAAAGGAGTTAAACTTTTATTAGAGGGTAATGGTCACGAATTTGTTGAGTGGTATTATGAATACGTACAAAGAATTTTTGACAAAAAAATACCGTTAAAAAAGATTGCACAAAGAGCCAAGGTTAAGTTAAGTATGGAGGATTATAAAACAAGATTAACCCAAAAAACAAAGGCTGGTGGTTCTATGAGTAGAATGGCACATATGGAGTTAGCAATTAAAAATAATTTAAATGTAAATTTAGGGGATGTAATTTTTTACGTTAACAATGGTCTTAAACCTTCTCATGGAGATGTTCAAAAGAAAGGAGATTCGGTTCAAATAAATTGTTATATGTTAGATGCAAGGGAATTAGAAAATAATCCTGAAATGACGGGGGATTATAATATCCCAAGAGCAATCTCAACTTTTAATAAAAGAATTGAACCCTTATTAGTTGTGTTTAAAGAAGTTGTTAGAGGTTTATTATTAGTTACTGACCCAGAAAATAGAGGTCTATTTACTAAAGAACAATGTGAGTTAATTAATGGTGTTCCTTTTGAGGTTGGAGACCAAGATAAGTTACAAGAAGATGTTTTGGATATATCACAAGATGAACTTAAGTATTGGGAAAAACGAGGATTAAGCCCTAACTATATTTATGATTTAGCTTCAGAAGGTTGGGAGAATTATATTAATTAACACTTTTTAGTCCATCACTTGAAAGAATATACCATCCACCAGCACAATACGCAAATTCAACACAGGCACCCTTGTCGATAAATATCTCATCATATTCATCGTCAATTATTCCAAGTATTGGTATTATTAACACTTTAGTTAATGCCTTAATTGTTATTTTTTCTGTAGTTGTGTGGTCTAATCGTATTGTACAACTATCAACATTTTTTACAATAACAATGTTTTCACCTTTTGTGGTAAAATTATTATCTGAAACTACAGCAGAGTCCGATAAAAAAACAATTTTACCATGTATTAGCCGTTCGTAAGGGGTATTTCTAACTATCGCCATAAATTATATAACGTATATTTGTCTTGGGAATGCTCTATATTTCATTGCCTTATTTAAGTTTTCGGCGGTAAGGGCCTCTTTTTCCATCATTTTTTCAGGTCTCATTCTTTCAAGACGTAACATTAATTCTTCTTTAAGTTTATCCCTCTCATCTTTACCTTCAGTTAATAAACTTGTGTAATCCATAGTTAATTCACTATCAGGTGTTTTTAGATTACCACTATATTTTCCTCTTACTCTACCTAAAGTTTCTTTACAAAGACCGATAAACCATCTTCTAACCCATTGTTGTGCAGGATTATTTAATTCGTCCCAAGATATTTCATCAAGAGGAACATCGGAAGGTAGTTTAACTATATCGGGATTTTTCTTTAAACAATCATCTCTATCTTTACCATCAACATCATAATACCAATACCAAAGTTTTCCATTATGATATGCGGCATTTCCAAAATCAAATTTTCCACCAGGGGTATTCATTAAATGAATCATTTTTTTACCATCAGGTAATGCTGTAATTCTATATGTTAAATCACCTCCAATAATTCTTCTTTGAATATTTGTTTCTTGCATTCTTAATAACATATCAAAAGCTGGCATCATTGTATAAGAACCCGAATACCCTAATTGAGCAAATCCTCCCGTACCTCCAAGACCTGGACCTCCCATCGCACCAAAAGCGAACGGGTCAAACATTACGTTGTTCATTGTTGGCGGAGTTAACCATAATAATTCATTAATTTCTCTACCTGCAGGAATTTCGTATAGTTGTTGTTTCATCTGCAAAGTAATATAATCTTTTTTCAAAACCCAATCACCTCCAGCCTGTAAACCGACTATTTTAGAATATGCATAACTATATCTAGTTTCATAATCTAAACTTCTTGTTATAAAAGCCTTAGTTAATGATTGTTCGTCTAAATTAAGATTTTGCAAGGATGACCATTGAGATTCAATTAGCCAATCTTGAATGTATTGGGAATAATCACCAATAGATAATTCAAGTAATGAATCCATCATTTCATCTTCAAGCTCAACACTTCTTAATGGTGCACCAAGTAAATGTTTTACTCTATTATATAATTTGGTTCTATTTGGTTCTGAGATTATTGACATATCATTCTTTTATGATAAATATTCAGAACAGTTAATAAATTCTAAATCCTTACTACCTTGTAATGTCATTACATCATTTACAATTGGAAAATTAAATTCATTTCCTTTAGTTAATACGTCATTAGTTTTAAACACTCTAACTATTCTTTGTTTAGTGTCAACAAAAATAAGTAAGTCCACTTTTTTATAATCTTTAGCACCAGAAGAACCCCCTATTTTTATTAAATTATTCTCTATAGTTTCTGACTTAAATGGTTTTATTTGTCCCGTTTTTGTCTCATTGTTAATTGTCATTTTTGCATCAAATCCTTGTTGCATATCAGTTGACAGTCCTGTGCCCGCAATTATTTCACAAGTTCCTTCTCCTAAATTTTCATTTATTATTTTCATTGCAGCATCCTCATTTCTTTTACCAAAACAATCCGTTCTCATTAATATTTTGTTAACACTTTTAAATGTGTTGGAGGTTTCTTTATTGAAGAGTCTATTTTTAATCCCTTCCATCGTAGTAAAAAACCTATTTAATTGTTTTAAATTTTCTTCAGGATTGTCACCATATTCTATTTTTGGTTGATTTGTTTTTTCTAAATAAAGATTAACATCACTATGTATTACACAAAACGCAGTATATGAAGATGTTAAATTATTTAACAATGACCTTTTATTATCAGGTTCATAAAGCCCTGCAAGATGACCAATAAACAACTCATCTTTCCCCCTCCAATTCTCAGGATACATTCCTTTTAAAAACTTAGTCCACCCATCAACATACTCAAATTTAAATTTTCTATATAAATTAGATTTAACAATGTTTTGTGTTGATGGAAAAAGTAAATCTCTAAACATTTTTTCGTCTTCAGGAGAACATTTTGTTGAGGATGTTATTGCTTCTGCAATGGTGGTATCCGACTCTAACATCAATTGTGTAATCACAGTACCTTCGTTTATTTTTGTTTCTAATTTCATTTTATAAAGTTTTTCCACAAAAGACCAATTTACCACATCCCAAAATTTCTTAATATAATCTTCTTTCCTATTTTTATATTTTAAATAATAAGCATGTTCCCATAAATCAAGTCCTAATATAGGATATCCACCATTTTCAACATCATTCATTAATGGGTTATCTTGATTAGGTGTAGACATTACTTTTAAAGTATTATTTTTTGTGACTACTAACCAAACCCATCCAGAACCAAATCTTTCTTTAGCAACTTCATTAAACTTTTTCTTAAATTCAGGAAAACTTCCAAAATCTTTAATAATTCTTTGGGAAACTAATTCTTTTGGTTTTTGAACTGTTGGAGATAACATCTTCCAAAATAATGCGTGATTGTATGCTCCACCTGCATTATTTCTAATGATTTTGTTAAATTTACTAATACTTCTAACAATATTTTCTAAGTCTAAATCACCAAATTTTTCTTTCTCTAAAGCCAAATTTAATTTTTCAACATACCCTTTATAGTGTTTATTATAATGAACACTCATTGTTTCAGGGTCAATAAATCTTTTTAATGATGATTGGGAATATGTTAATTTTTCAATACCTATTTTTTTCATCTCATTTATGAAAAATTTTTCGTGTTTTTTATTCTCTTTTTTTACAATCTCATCTTCTAATTTTTCAATTCGATTAACTAAATTTTTCATACACAATAAAGTTTAATTATAAATATTAAGAAAAAGATTTAGAGTTAATCAGTGTCATAATCTCTTCAACAAAATCCGCCTTATCTATATTATCACCCATAACCGTGTCAATAATATTTTTCTTTTTTGATAAAATATCGTATATAACTCCTTCAATTGTATTTTCAAAAATTGGGTAATAAACAGATACCATGTTTTTTTGTCCATATCTATACGCCCTATCTTCTCCTTGATTATGGTCTGATGGGACAAAAGATAGGTCGTTCATAATAACCGCCTCTCCAGCCGTTAATGTTAAACCAACACCCGCAGCTTTAAGATTACCAACAAATACGTTTATTTTATCATTTGTTTGGAATTCATCTACCGAGTGTTGTCTTTTGGATTGAGAACAACTTCCATCTACGTATACTGATTTTTTACCAAAATGCTCAATTATTTTTTGTAATGATGCTGTGAAGTTTGTAAAAATAATAACTTTTTTTCCTTGGTCTACTATATTCTCAGCTAATTCAATTGTTGATTCTATTTTTTCATCCGCAATAATCTGTCTAATTTTTGTTAGTTTTGAAAATTGTAATGTTAATGATGAGGATTCTTCAGATTTAGTTCTATACCAATCATAATATTCCCCCATTAATTCCTCATATAATCTTGACTTTAATCTTAAATAAACAGGTGTAATAATTTTATCAGGTAAATCTAACACATCTTCTTTTAGTCTTCTTAAAACTTGTTTTGATGTTCTATCTCTAAGTTCTTCAAGATTTGATGCTCCACTTGTGTTCCATATCTTTCTGTTACCTCCAACTCTAAACTGATACCCCTCACAATATCTAATTACATATGCCATCCAATTACCTGCGACAGGACTTTCAATTAAACTTAATAAATTAAAATAATTTATTGGTCTTGATGTCATTGGTGTTCCAGTTAATAACCATAATTTATCGGCTCTCTTAGCGAAACTATTAATTAGTTTAGTTCTTTGTGCTTGAACATTCTGAAGGTAATGTGCTTCGTCAATAACAATTAAATCAAAATTACATTTGTATATTGGACTATTTTCTTTGTCTTTTATATCATAGAAATTTTTAATAATGTCGTAGTTAGTAATTACAAAGTCGTGTTCCATTGAGAAGTTCTTACCTTCACAGATGAATACACTTTTATCTGTATAGTTGGATATTTCTCTTTGCCAATTAATTTTTAATGATGCTGGACATATAATTAGAATTTTTTTAGCCCCTGTTTCTAAAGCGGCAATAATCGTTGCCGTGGTTTTTCCTAAGCCCATATCATCCGCCAAAATAAATCTTTTACTCCCAACCAATTTTTCAATGGATTCTTTTTGATGATTTAACGGTGGGCGGTTGGAGTATTTAGAATAATCAATATCTACTTGTTCTATTTTATGAGATTTAATAATTGCGTTTTTTGGTAACCAAAAGTCGTGATTAGTTTCTCCACTAAATATTTTACCCCAAATGTGATATGATTTATCCTTCTCAACAAGTAATTTTTCAACCCAAATTTGTTCAGGAACTACAGTATATAATTTTTCGTCAGCAATTTTCTGTGCAAAATATGGGTCTAAGTCTACCCATTTTTTAGCAACCTTAGGTTGGACATGGTTAAAATTAATAATGTAATCAGATTGAGACCGTGTAGGATAAAATCTTTTATTTATTTGTTTTTGATGTTTTAATTTAAGCAAATAATTATTAGCACCCTCGTAAGAATCTAAAATATTCAAAGCCGTTCTCTCTATTAAATGAGTACTATTTTCCAAAAAAACATTATTTAGTTAATAATAACAATTTTATAAATATTTATCAATATGTCAAATAATAAAGTACCAATAACAAGATTAGGTAAATTTTTCGGGCAAGAAGATTTTGACTTAGATATTAATATGGGTGAAGAATGGTTACATGGTGACATGAACTTCACTTTGGTTTTATATCGAGTTGATAAGTACAAGACTAAAACAGATGACGTTTACGGTGAAACTGTGTCAGATGGAATTAAGTTTTTAACCCCTGTTGAATTTAAAGGTTATGTTAAAATACTTGCTCCTGAAAATAAATTAATGGGTACTTCTAAAATAGAACAATTTGAACCAGGTAATATTGAAATTGGGGTTTATCAAAAACAGTTAGATGAATTAAATATTGATATATCTTATGGTGATTATTTGGGGTATTATGAAACAGAAACAAGAGTTAGGTATTATGTGGTTAATAATGATGGTAGAGTTGTTTCAGATAATAAACACACGTATGCAGGTTATAAGCCGTTTTATAGAAGTATAAAGGCCTCACCTGTAAGTCAAAACGAATTTAGAGGATTATAATTATGCCGTTTCCTAAAAAAATAAAAAAAGATATTACTTTAACTCCTCATAGGACATTATATCCTAGAAGAGTTGAGTTATTTGATAAAATAAACGAACATGGTACTATTTTACCTAAATCAATTTTACATGCGGATTTAGATAAAGGATTTTTAGATTTTGTGAAAGAAGACTTAAAAGTGGTAACGGATGGTAAAGTAATACCTACGGTTGATATTTTAATTACAACACAAAATTGGTCTCAATTTACTCAAACATGGAATTTTCAAGATTTAGATAAAAACGCTGCCCCTCCATTCATAACTGTTGTTAGACAACCAGAAATTAAGTATGGTTCTAATCCTGCTTTATTATATACAATACCAAATAGAAAACAATTTTATTATGCATCAGTTCCTAGTTTTGATGGAAACAGAATGAATGTGGATGTTTATACTATCCCACAACCAATACCTGTTGATATATCTTATAATGTTAAAATTATTTGTAATAGAATGAGAGAATTAAATTCCCTTAATAAAATTATATTACAAAAATTTTCATCAAGACAATCATATACCGTAATTAAAGGACATTATATTCCGATTATTTGGAATAACATTAGTGATGATTCTTCTGTCATGGAGATTGAAAAAAGAAAATATTATATACAAAGTTATGATTTTACATTACTCGGGTTTTTAATTGATGAGGATGAATTTGAAATTAAACCTGCAGTTGAAAGGGTATTCCAAATGAACGAATTATCAGGAGAAAAAAGAGGTAAATCAAGAATAAAAAAATTAGAAAATCCTGCTAGTTATCCAGTTAATTTAGAGTTTACAGGAGATACTACCTCATACACCAAAACTTTTTATAATAGACTTGATTTATCAATAGTTAACACTGTTAACATATCAAGTTTTGATGTATATATTAACAATCAATTTTTTGGGTCTAATATCTACAAAATATTAGTTAATAGTGGAGATGTAGTTAGATTTGAAATAGTAAAAATAAATACAGTAGATTCTACAAGATTAGAGATTGTCGCTAACATTGTTTAATTTTCACCATAGATATCTTTTTTTTCTTTACATTTTTCAAAAATTAAATTCTCTAAAAATTTGTAAATTTTGATTCCTCTCTTATCACAGTATTTCTTTAATACTTCATGTGATTCAACAGATATCTTAAGATTCTTTATTTTCTTTTTGTCTTCCATAATTTAATGAGGCAGAAAAAAGTAAGAAAATAATCTGCCATAATATAAATATCTTTTTAAAAGTAAAGTTTTTTCGTACAAAAACAAATATTTATTGATAAAATAAATATTGCAAAGAAAAATTAAGAATAATGGCAACAAACAGTAAAGTTTTCGTATCACCTGGAGTGTATACGTCAGAAAGAGATTTAAGCTTTGTAACTCAAAGTGTTGGTGTAACAACTTTAGGTATCGTAGGTGAATCATTAAAAGGACCTGCGTTTGAACCTATCTTTATATCAAACTATGATGAGTTCCAAACTTATTTTGGAGGAACTACTCCAGAAAAATTTATAAACACTCAAATCCCTAAATATGAGGCGGCTTATATTGCTAAATCATATTTACAACAATCTAACCAAATGTTTATGACAAGGGTTCTTGGATTGTCGGGATATGATGCGGGACCATCATGGTCTATTCAAACAATTGCAAATGTTGACCCAACAACCGTTGGTTTTAATCAAGTTTGTACTTCAACACCAAATTATGACACAAATACTTGTGACATTGATTGTAATATTGCTGAGTTGTCGTTTGATGTTGATTTCTCAGGTTGTACAAATCAAAGTGGCTCAATTGAGTTTTTAACAAATTTTCCAACAGAGATTCAAGGATTATTAGATGTTTATTACACTGAATTTAATGGTGGTGCATCAACAATAAGAACACAAATTAATAATCAATTATTAGGTATTTTTAGTAATAATACAACTCAATTAACATCTATCAGTTATTTTGGTACAATATCAGAAGAAGATTACGTGTTATTGACACCAATTTTTACAGGTGGTACTAATGTTTACAATGTTTCAAATTGTTGTTATTCACTTGCTGATTTTTCGGCACCTCAGAATGACCCTTGGTATTATAACCAATTTAGTAATTGTTTAATTGACTCTTATAGTGGATTTTCATTTTGGACTGTAGTTTCTAATTTAACTATGATACCAAAAAGTACGACCACAACAACTTCAACAACTACTACAACAACTCAAAGTAACCCTTGTGTTACAACATCAACAACTTCACCAGTTACAACAACTACAACAACAGAGCCAGATTGTTTCACAGGTACTATCCACGGTAAGTTATATTATTATACAGGTACTTCTTACACTAACTACAATAATATGGTAGTTGCGACTTTAAGGTCAAGAGGTATTTCAACATTTAATGCAACACATGATGGACCTACTTATGAAGTAAGTCAATTAAGTGCGGTTACTTTAGATATGAGTGGTTCATATTCGGCAGTTTTGAAAAACCCATTCTCAAAATTTGCGGTTAATGTGACAAATGATGAAGGTAAAACTTTTGTATTTAAAACATCGTTTAGTATTTCAGATTCAACTTATTTACCTAAAGTATTTGGTGTTGATAATTTTAGTAAACCAAGAGCTGAGGTTCCTTTGTTTGTTGAAGAAAGATTTGATAGTTTACTACAATGGGCATACAATAAAGGATTTATTAGAGGATTGAGACAAGATTTAGTTAGACTTGCAAGTGCGAGAAGTCAACAAACTGATAATATTGCTTGTTATCTTGAAAAATATCAATCACCTGAAACTCCATGGTTAGTTTCTGAATTAAGGGGAACTAAAGTATATAGATTATTTAAAGTAATATCTATTGCTGATGGTAATTCGGCTAACAGTCAAATTAAAATATCAATTATTAACATATCATTTGATAATCAAACGTTTGATATTATTGTTCGTGATTTTTACGATACTGATGAAGCACCTTCTGTTTTAGAGAAATACACAAATTGTTCTATGGACATACATCAAAATAACTTTGTTGCTAAAAAAATAGGTTCTTCTGATGGTGAGTTTGCATTAAAATCTAAATTTATAATGGTAGAAATTAATGAAGACGCTCCTCTTGACGCATTACCTTGTGGTTTTGAAGGATATCCATTTAGAAAATATGATGGTGTTAGGTCTCCATTTCCAGTTTTTAAAACAAAATATAACTATCCTGGTGAGGTTGTTTATAACCCACCTTTTGGATATTCAAATGGTACGGATAACCCAACAACAACTTCAGGAGATAATGTAAGAAGAACATACTTAGGTTTATCAAATTCGGTTGATTCTGAATACGATTTAGATTTCTTCCAATATGTTGGTAAACAAAATCTTGGAACAACAATTAATCCTATATTACAACAATGGGATTATTTAACTAAGGGTTTCCATATGGACTCAGGAGCTACTATCATTTCAATTTCAGATAATTGGGCTAGTTCAGGTAGAACCGCATTCGCAGTTGGAGCTGCTAGTTTTAGTAGTGAACCAACAAGTCAAACTAATCCTTATTATAGATTATATTCAAGAAAATTCACAGTATTTGTTCAGGGTGGGTTTGACGGATGGGATATATATAGAGAATATCGTACAAATAGTGATAGATTTGTTTTAGGTCAAAGTGGTTACTTAGCAGGTGCTGCTCCCGATGACAGATATCCAAACGCTACGGGTTCTGGATTGTTCAGACAAATCACTATTGGTGACAATAAAGTTGATTGGGCAAATACCGATTACTACGCTTATTTGTTAGGACAACAAACATTCTCAAATCCTGAGGCTGTAAATATTAACGTATTTGTTACTCCAGGTATTGATTACTTCTATAATAGTAATCTTGCTGAAGCTGCGATTGAAATGATTGAATATAACAGAGCGGATTCATTGTATATAGTAACAACACCCGATTATAATATGTTTGTTCCAACTACTACAAGTCAATTTGATTTAATATATCCTACAGACGCAGTTAATAACTTGTTTGAAACAGGAATTGATTCTAACTATACCGCAACATACTATCCTTGGGTTTTAACAAGAGATACTGTTAATAACACTCAGATTTACATTCCAGCAACTGCTGAAGTTTGTAGAAACTTAGCGTTAACTGATAACATCGCTTTCCCTTGGTTCGCATCAGCGGGTTATACAAGAGGTCTTGTAAACGCAATTAAAGCTAGACGCAAGTTAACTCAAGAAGACAGAGATACTTTATATGTAGGTAGAATTAATCCAATTGCCACCTTCTCTGATGTTGGTACTGTAATTTGGGGTAATAAAACTCTACAAATTAGAGAAAGTGCACTTGATAGAATCAATGTTAGAAGATTGTTGTTACAAGCTCGTAAGTTGATTTCTGCAGTATCTGTTAGATTATTGTTTGAACAAAATGATGAAAAAGTAAGACAAGATTTCTTAAATGCTGTTAATCCTATTTTAGATGCAATCAGAAGAGACAGAGGTTTATACGATTTCCGTGTTACTGTATCGTCTTCACCTGAAGATTTAGATAGAAATCAATTAGTTGGTAAAATTTATATAAAACCAACAAGAGCATTAGAGTTTATTGATATTGAATTCTTGATTACTCCGACAGGTGCGTCATTCGACAATATATAATATTTATAATTAAAATGGATGGGGAATAATAACCCCATCCTTTATTCAATATATGAGAAAAAGATTAAAAGAAGGTATGGGAAGTGAGGGGACACCCGATTTAAAGTATTATGCATTTGATTGGGATGATAATATCGTCACAATGCCAACACAAATCATTGTTAAAAATGATAAAGATGAGGAAATTGGGATGTCAACTGAAGATTTTGCAAAATATAGAAGTCGTATAGGTAAAGAAGATTTTTCATATAATGGTGATACAATTGTTTCATATGCTGATTTACCATTTAGAAATTTTAAAACTCAAGGGGATAAGTTATTTATAATAGATTCTACTTTGGCAAAACCAGGACCAGCTTGGGAAGATTTTAGAGAAGCAATTAATAACGGTTCGATATTTTCAATAATAACTGCGAGAGGACACAACCCAAAGACAATTAAAGAGGCGGTTTATAATTATATTATATCAGGATTTAATGGTATCAACAAAAATGAATTGATTAAAAATCTAAAAAAATATAGAGAGTTCACAGGTGAGGAGAATTTAAATGAAATGGAAATGATTAAGAGTTACTTAGATTTATGTAAATTTTATCCCGTTTCATTTGGTAAAGGTTCTGAAGCTAACCCCGAAGAAGAAAAAGTAAAAGCTTTGGAAGAGTTCGTATCTTATGTTAAAGAACTTTCAAGTAATTTACATAAAAAAGCGTTCTTAAAAAATGATATTAGAAATTATTTTTTACCAACTATAGGTTTTTCAGATGATGATATTAAAAATGTAGAAGCAATTAAAACTCATTTTGAAGATAAACCAGATAATATAGTTAAGACATATTCTACAAATGGAGGAATTAAAACTAGATATTAATTAAGTAAGTTTCTAGTAAGAGAATAAAAACTAAAAAAATAAAGTAAATACGAAAATTTTTAAAAAGGAAGTATTTATAATAAATAAAACAAAAAAACTAAAATTAAAATATTATGGCTGATTTACTCATGAAAATGCCGATACCGTACGAACCAAAAAGGCAGAACCGATTTATATTAAGATTTCCATCTGATTTGGGAATAAACGAATGGTTTGTTGAATCTGTAGGTAGACCACACGTAAAAATAAATCCAGTGGAAATTCCATTCTTGAATACTTCAACATATGTTGCAGGTAAATTTAGTTGGGACCCAATTCAGGTTAAGTTTAGAGACCCTATTGGACCTTCTGCGACACAAGCATTAATGGAGTGGGTTCGTTTACACGCTGAATCTGTAACAGGTCGTATGGGGTATGCTGTAGGTTATAAGAGAGATGTTTTTTTAGAGATGTTAGACCCAACAGGTGTTGTTGTTGAAAAATGGCAATTAGTTAATACTTTCTTAACTGATGTTGGATTTGGAGATTTGAACTACGCACAAGATGGATTAGTTGGTATTTCAGCAACTCTTCGTCCTGACAGATGCATATTAATTTATTAATATTGTAAAATATTATTGATAAAAAAAATAACTATTATATATTTAACCGTAGGGAAACTATAAACTCTCTACGGTTAATTTTTTTTATATGGATGAATCAAAACAATATGGTCAAAAAGACTTTAGTTTACCACATGATGTGGTAAAACTGCCAACAAAGGGGGTATTTTATAAATCAAAGAAAAGTGCTATTAAAGTTGGTTATCTAACTGCAGCAGATGAAAATCTTTTAATGTCTGGTGGTGATAATCTTATAATGACATTACTTCGGTCCAAAATATATGAATCAGACATTAAACCTGATGAATTATTACAAGGAGATATACAAGCAATCTTAATCTTTTTAAGAAATACTGCATTTGGTCCTGAATATAAATTTAGTATAACAGACCCCGAAACTTTAAAACCTTTTGAAGTTTCTATTAGTTTAGAGGAATTGTTTATTAAAAAAACAGATATAGAACCAAGTGAAGATGGTACAATATCTACAGTATTACCAAAATCAGGATATAGTGTTAAATTAAGACCATTATCTTTTGGTGAGTTATCCGAGTTAGATGATTTAGGAACCAAATATCCTGCAGGAAGAGTAGCTCCAAAACAAACTTGGAAGTTAAATAAAATGATTGTAGAATTAAATGGAAGTTCTGATAGAGGTACGATTTTACAAACAATTGAAACATTACCTATATCAGATTCTAAATTTATTAGAAAATTTGTAGAAGACAATGAACCTGGTTTAGATTTAACCAAAGCAATTATAGCCCCATCTGGAAAGGAGGTATATGTGAATATATCCTTCGGGGCGGAGTTTTTTCGGCCTTTCTTCTAATTATCGAGAACTCCAATCTTGGGAATATTATGTTTGTACAAAGCATTTGAATGTTTCGTACAAAGACTTCCATATTATGCCTATATATCTTCGTAAATATATTATTAATGAACTTGTTAAAGAGAATACTCCTTCAGAAAATAAATAATATAGTATTTATTATTAAACTAATTTTAAATTATGCAGGAGGAAAAAAATAAAAAAGGTACATCATCGGAAGAATCGACCCCAATACCTCTTGACCAAGCATTTTCACTTGAAAAAACTTTAAAGGCATCCGCAAATTTTTCTGAGATTATAAATAAAAATTTTGGGCCTGGACTTTTATCTGACGCTGTTGGTGTTTTTGAACAATTAGAAACTGTTGTTACTAGTATTGCCCATAAATTTGCAGGAAATAGGGATTTAGTTAATGAAATTAAAGGTAATATATCTCAAGCTACAACAAGTGTTGAACTTTTAGGAGGAACCATGGCAGATGTAGTTAATATCCAAATGGGGGTTATTAAGGGATTACAAACACAAGTTATAGTTGATAAAGATGCCTATCAAGATTTATTTGCAATAGGTAATTTAGTAAATGATGGTACAAAAAATACCGCAGAATCTACAGCAAAATTAGTAAAAGAATTTGCAGACGCTGGAGTTGGATTATATCAAGTATCAAAAGAAATGGGAGGTTTATTGACAACCGCAAGACAGATGGGGGTTTCTACTGCTGCTGTTTATTCTCAACTCAGTGCTAACATGAGTAAATTGAATCTTTATAATTTTGACAATGGTGTTCAAGGGATGGCTAAAATGGCCGCTCAAGCTGCTGGATTAAGAATCAATATGGGGGATACTTTAAAATTAGCAGATAAGTTATTTGACCCTGAGGAAGCAATTAAAATGTCAGCAAGTTTTCAGGCGTTAGGGGTTAATGTTACCAATTTATTAGACCCATATAAGTTAATGGATATGGCCAGAAATGACCCTGCGGAATTACAAAAGTCTCTTCTTGAAGCCACAAAACAATTAACATATTTTGATGAGAAAAATCAAAAAATGTCAATATTACCTGGTGCTCAAGGACAACTAAGAGAATTGGCAAAAACTTTAGGTATGAGTAGTGAAGAATTGGCTAAAATGGCGATAAGTTCAGGAGACCTTGATAGAAAAATGAGTGAAATTAAATTTTCACCTGAATTTACAAATGATGATGATAGATTAATGATTGCTCATATGGCTCAGTTAGGTCAACAAGGAACAAAGTTTGAGGGAAAATATGTTGTTAGTTTAGGTGAGGATAAGGCGGGAAATCCAATAATGAAAGCAGTTGACGAATTAGACAAAAATGATAAGGAACGTATTAACAAAATGAGTGAAGAGGCCAAAAAAAGTCCTGCGGAATTACAATTAGAAGGTAATCATATATTAACAAATATTGCAAATAATACTACTGCATTATCAGGAATAAGTGCTAGAGCACTTGGGTCTTCAAGTAAATTAGGTAATATGGTTCAGGAAGTGGGAAAAAAAGCTCAACCGTATCAACAGGCAACTGCAGAATATATGGGAGTAAAATATAAAGGTGCTAATGCGGATGTTACAGGAATTAATGAAAAAGTTCAGGGTTATTTAACAAATCTTGGTAGTTCATTTAGTGATATAGTATCAGGAACAAAAGAAGTAACAACCGTTTTAGCTGAAATGCAAACATCAATAACTGATACCCTTAAGGATATGATGAAAAATGGTGTGAGTGAGATAAAAAAAAGGGCGGAAATTATTGCAACAAATAATAGTACAAATAATACTAATGGGTATTCTTACACTCCTATTAATAATACTAATCCTATGTCAGTTCAAAATAATAGTGTTGTTGCAAATCCATCGGTTATTAACCCATTAATAACAAATGTTTTTTCACCAAATATGCCCGCCCCACAAAACAATAATATACAAAATACCAATGAACCAAATAATGGTAATCTAACAGTAAATGGTATTATTGAACATAAATTTCCTGATAATTTACAAAATATTTGGAATATGGCGTTAAATGACCCTAATTGGATGTCAACATTACAAAAAAAATTAGCTGAGATAAACAGTAATAATAATGCTTTAATGGGTGCAGGACGTTAAAAATAAATTAATATAGTATTTATAAATAAAATTAAATGCCAAGTTATTTAACATTTGCATCGACCAAAAAGTATAGGAACGATTTATTAGGTAAGAATTTAAGTCCTTATACAGTTCCTGGTGTGTATATATCACAATCGGTTACCGATATTGTTCGTGATATATCTGATGAAGTTTCGGTCGCCTCAGATGTTATTGATTCAAATGGTGATTTAATTGCTAACGATGTTTTTGCCGATTTATTATATCCTTTAAATGCTTATGGACCTACAGGAGGGTTTGAAAAAACATTAGATGTTGGAGGGTTAGCAAACTCAAAGTCTAATTTAGGACCGTACAGTGTGTCGTTTGATGGAAATTTACCAAGATTAAGTGCACCAATAGAATTACATATACCAACACAAAACAAGTATGCACCACAAGAAACTATACAATTAATCTCAGTTAGAGATGCTCAGAAAGTCCCAACGTTTAAACAGTATGCGGACCCACTAAGTTTTGTACCCTCAACATATTCACCATATCAAATATTATTTCAAAAAAATCCAACAGGAAGTGACGGAACATTATCTCAAGATTCTTTTATTGCCCAAATAGGAGCTAAAACACTTAAAAAATATTTTCAGGATAGAATTGGTGTTAAATTAAGGAGGAATACTTTAGGTGTTGGTAATCTAAGTGCAGCTATTGGAAATTCAGACCAAGCAACACAAATCTTACAAGGAAAGACTCCTTTAATTGAAAGAGATTGGGGAATTACGAACTCTAATAATTTATTAAGTCCTGCTGCCGATTTCTCTGCAAGAATTGAAGGAGTATACTTACCAAATTCAGCCATTCCTGGAAATTACTTTGTGGACAATTCACAGAGTTTAAATTTATTTGGACAGATATCATCGGCGTTTACTAATGGAAAAGACCCTAGAGATACAGCAATTGGAAAATTGTTTGGAAGATTTTTACATGAAGAATCCCCATCACAATTATTTTTAGATTATACAGGGGAAGGACAAAAGGCTCAACTATATTATCAACTAGGTTTCAACCGATATTCTCCAGATTATGATAAATCATTAATTGGTGAAGTTGGGGACGTTATTAAAACGGGTATTAGAAGTTTATTAGATTTACCCACTAAAGGAGGGTATTATGTAGGAAGTAAAAACTTAGACCCAGGTCGAATAACATCACCTTCAGGTGAGGTTCCAATCAATCCATGGGGGTATGAAATTAAGGCACCCGTTTACGGACCAACAGAAGTTGCAAATCAATTTGAAAATGGTCAAAATTTTAAATTCGGTTTAAATGGTATATCTCCAAATGATGGAGGGGGATTGACGGGAGGTTTAGTTTGGACTTCACCAAAATATAATAATCCAGGATTTAAGGCAACTATTGGGGGAAATCAAGATAGTGTGGAAAACGGACAATTTAATTTAGTAAAATCTGAATTAGATGAATATGATTCTCAAAATTATGATTTTAAACAAAGTTCAATATTAGACCAAACACAAAGAATTGTTGATTCAACACCAAATGGATATAAAAGACTATCACATGCGGGTAATGCAATTAATCAATTAAGTAAGGTTTTTAATGATGGTTATAAAGAAATAACTAAAGGTTCTAGAGTTGTTGGATTTACAAATCCTGCAGGGTTATCTGGAAAAGGTGTTGTTAATCCAACCAATGTTTATTGTAGGGTTTTTACGAAAGATACACCATATTTGACATATGCCGATTTACAAAAAACTGATGGTAATATTAGAAAATTTGGTTATTCTGTGTTAGACAGTACTTTTAATTTAAATATATCACCAACAAAAAATCCTGGTTCTACTAACATTGTTAATGGTAAAGTTAAAAAATATATGTTTTCTCTTGAGAATTTAGCTTGGAGAACATCTAACAGACCAGGATTAACTTATAACGATTTACCTGAATGTGAACGAGGACCAAACGGGGGTAGAATTATGTGGTTTCCACCATATGATATTACATTTAGTGAATCATCACAACCATCATTTACACCTCAAGACTTCCTTGGTAGACCTGAACCTGTTTATACTTATAAAAGTACAAAAAGAAGTGGTACACTAAGTTGGAAGATAATAGTTGACCATCCATCTATTTTAAATGTGATAGTACAAAAAGAATTAAAAAGCGAATCAAATGTTAAAAGAGTTAATGATATTGTTAGTTCATTTATTGCAGGATGTTTAAAATTTGATATATATGAGTTAGCTAAAAGATGGAATACAATACCAACTAGCGATTTATATGAAATGCAACAATATGTTGTTAATAATGGTTATTTAACTCAAGAAGATGTTAAGGCTATTGGTGCTGAAATAGGTGGTTCTAATATAACCAATTCAACTGCAACACCAGATAAAGTTGATGTTAAAACAAGTGATGTACAAATACCTGATTTAAAAATATTTGAAGGATATGCTTATTATTTTGATAATGATTGTCCTGATTGCGTAAACACAAATAATATAACAACCACTCAACAATGGAATGTATTATATAATAATTATATAGGAAAAGAATCAACATATTTAACAAACGCAGTAACAGAATCAAATAAAACTGCGGTAAGTCAGTTCTTTTCAACTATTAAATTTAACTATACTAAAACCGAAGAATTTTATAAAAAAATTGACGAGTTTTTTAAATCGTTCAAATCCACTGACGCTACATCAACAAAACCATCGGTTGAAATTGTTTTAACCGCTAGTGCTTCGGCACCAGCAACAAAAGCCTATAATGTTAATTTATCTAAAAGAAGAATTAGTTCTATCGAAAATTATATTAAAAATGTAAGTCTATTAAGTGGATACTTTAAAGACGGTAGTTTAAAAATAACTAATAGCGTGGCACAAGGGGAAGACGCATACGTATCACCAAAAACTACAGATGGTGTCACGGTATCTCAAGGATTTTCTTGTACTGACAATGATACTAATAAAACTAATTATCTTAAAATCTATTCTCCAAACGCAATGGCGTGTAGACGAACTGCGATTTCAAAAATAATAGTTACAAAACCAGAACCACAAAAACCAAATCCAAATGGGGATGGAGCCGCAGCTATTGGTGGAGGTGGAGGGACAATTTCAACTAATACTACTAAAGCTCCTCCAGGATATAAACCAAGACAACCAATTCCTCCGACAATTACGACAAGTCAAAAAATTAAAGATGGTATTAGTAAGAAAATACTAAGATATATTTTATCTGAGTGTGATTATTTTGAGGTTGTTCTTAAAGAAAACCCAATTGTCTTTAATTCTATTAAAGAAAAAATTAGATACTTTGACCCAGCTTTTCATTCGACAACACCTGAAGGTTTGAATGCTCGATTAACATTTTTACAACAATGTATGAGACCTGGAGATACAATACCTGTTATAGGTATTGATGGAAAACCAAAATATAATAATTCAGTTAATACCTCATTTGGAGCACCACCAGTTTTGGTGTTAAGAGTGGGTGATTTTTTTAATACAAAAATAATACCTAATAGTTTACAAATAACTTATGACCCATTGATTTTTGATTTAAATCCTGAGGGTATTGGTATACAACCAATGATTGCTAAAATATCATTAGCTTTTGATATTGTAGGTGGGGAAGGTTTAAAAGGTCCTATAGATAAATTACAAAATGCTTTATCATTTAACTATTATGCTAATACAGAAATGTATGATGAAAGGGCTGATTGGACTGATGATTCATTTAAGAAATATGATGCAGAGATAGTTAAAGCAATATTGGACCAAGAATCTACTGTTGGTGTTAATGACGTTAAGAACGACATTCAAAATGGTGGTGGAGATACAATAGGAGTAATACAAGATAAGAATGTAACGGATAGCGGAACTACTGGAACAATAACATACCAAAAAATAATGGATGAATTTTCTGATGTAGGTCAGGGATATATTGATTTAATTTATGGTAAAACAAATGAAATTATTACTAACTATAATTTACCAATTTATAATTTATTTTCAACGAAAAGAAATTTTGTGGATGGTAAGACTTGCGAATTTACATCACCAAATTCAACATCACTTTGGGGAAAGTCCGATAATTTTGAAAAAGAATTATTTAACTTAAATCAAAAAGTTATTGATGATATAAAAAGTGTTAAAAGTAAAACGGACCCAGGGTTTGAATTTTTACAAAGAGTATATAGAGAAGGGTTTTCAAGTACTTCAATACTTAAATTAAAATCTAATTTAATAAACGAAGCTAATTTATCTGAAATTGACATTAAAAACTCATTAAGTCAAGTTACCTCTAATTTTGTTTCTGGAGAACAAAGTTTAATATTAACCATGAGAAAATTAGACTTTGTAGATACTAAACATGATGGTTTCATCAAACAAAACCAAGGAACTGAAATTTACAACATATCCGCAACAACCGATGTACAAAGTGGTTCAACATCTGCAACAACTTCAGGAAATACGTATGGAGAATTAATAACCGATTATAAATCAGGCTCAGATAAGTTAAAAACATATTATGAGTTTTTGAAAGAAAATAATTTAATAGGTGTTACTTTTGATAACAACGATATTAAATTTCCACCAAAGGCCGATGGATTAGGGTTTGATTATCCTAATTGTACCCAATGTTCAAAGGCGGAAAGAAGATATTATACTTTAATGAGTAAAAGAATTTTAACAGAATATGATGCGTTTAGAACATCGGTATTAAACGGAATTGAAAATGAATTGGCAAATGGACTGACAATGGCTAATGTTTTTGACACTAGTTTTAATGTTAAAAAAGTAGATTATAAAAGAGAACATGATTATGAACTAGATGTTTTAAAAGTGTATACAAGCGGATATACTCAAAATTACAAACCTTGGAATCCATTTGTAAAAGGAAAAGTAAGGAAATTTACATTTGAAACCGCTCCAAGTGGTACAACAACAACGGAAAGTACTAGATTACAAGATATATACAAAAATGGTAATTCCATAAGTGATAAATCAACGTTTAACGGAAAAAATAAATTATTATAATGGGGAATTTATATTTTAATAGATATATTAATTTTTTAATAAATGGTGAACAAACTGTTGTTCCATTTGTTAAAATACCTGGTAAATCCTCTGATAAAAGATATTTTTATAAAATGGGGGTTAGTCGACTTGATAAAATAAGTCAAGACTTTTATGGTTCACCATTTTTTGGATGGTTAATTTTACAGTCTAATCCAGAATTTGGTGGATTAGAATGGAATATACCTGATGGTGCGCTATTGACAATTCCATTTCCTTTAGTAGCTTCTGTACAAGATTATGAAGCAGAATTAAATAATTATTTCTTTTATTATGGTAGATAACGATGAAAATATATTAGTTGAATTTGATTATCAAAATATTGTATTGGTTGACCCAAATAAAACAGTTGATAGTCAAGGTAATGTTAAAGAACGATTACTCAAACATGAGAATTTAGTGTACTATGCCAATTTGGAGGCGACTTTATTACCGAGAACTAGATTGGCGGTTAATGATAATGGTAATTTAGATAATCAAAAAATATCAATTGCCACAGTTAATTTTTTAAAACCTGGAGATAGTACGTATTTGTCAAATGAATATTTGGATGAAATAACAGGATTAGACTCTGTTGGTGGAAAAGGGATTAATCAAATTATTGAAACTAAAGATTCAATATCCAGTCCTGGTAAATCGCCAAGCATTTCTCAAACAGTTGGTAACAATGTTGATACACAATTATTATTAATTAGTCAAATAAGTGTAGAAACTGATTTGGCTGGATTCCCAAAAGTTACGGTTGAAATGGAAGATATTAGAGGTAGAGCTCTTTTTGAAAAAGGAGAAAACTCACCGTATTCAGTATTTTTTAACTATCCATATCCAATATTTTATTTAACCCTAAAAGGTTATTTTGGAAAGGCGATTAAATACCAGTTATCTTTAAGAAAGTTTAATGCTCGTTTTGATACGGGTAGTGGAAACTTCAAAATAACGGTTGATTTTTATGCTTACAAATATAATGTACTTACAAGTTTACAAATAAAACATTTATTGGCGTTACCATTTATGTATAAACAAAAGTACAAAATTTCACCAACAAACGCAGCAGGACCTCAAACTGCACAAAATTCAATAGGTAATACGAATGGTGATGTAATTGAACGAAATATCTCTAAAGGACTACAAAAAATAAGTGAAGTTTATTCTGAATATAAAGCAAAAGGTTTAATACCTGAAAATTTTCCAGAATTAACTGTACAACAATTATTAGTTAGATTAGAAAATTTAGAGAAAAATATTGCAAATAGTTTTACCTTGGCCGACTTATCACCATTGACTGATGCCGAAAACTATAAAAATATTTTAATTGAATATCAAAAGGATGTTTTTTTTGGTAAAGGGACCTCTTGGTTTTATACCTATATGGACGATAAAAATTATTTTATCGAAAAAAATACAGGAAGAAGAATCTACACTTTTAATAAATTTACAAGAGACAAAGGTCTCAGAGATACGGCAATTTCAAAATTACAAGGGATTATTGAAACTTATAATAAACAATTAAGTGATAATAAGACTTTTGGTAAACCTGGTGGATACGATATACAAGGACATAAAAATCAAGCAACAATTGAAAATAACATTGATTATAATGATTTTATACCAATACCTCAGGTTAAACCTGACGACATAGACTACGAAGAGACGTATTATCAAAGAACTAAGAAAAGACCAAATCAAGATATTACAGGATATACACAATTTAGGGCCGATGTTCAACCAGTTTTAAATTCAATAGAGGTCGATAAAGATTTAAACCTTACATATTATTGGTATTATTTTGAAGGTAAAAATTCTTTTGTAAGTCAAGTTGAAATAATGTTTAATCAATTGGCTGCAAAAGTTGATGAGATTAAAGAGGTCTTATCAAAAATATTATCAGAACGACTCGAAAAAAATGATGGAGGTATTGGGTTTAAACCAATATTAAGAAATATTTTATCTGTGTTTCTTGCTAGTACTGAAGCTTTTTTACGACTTATGTGTGAAGTTCACTCATCCGCTTGGGAACAAAGAGAACACAAATACAGAGTACAGGCAATTTTAGATACAAATAAAACAGTACAATCTGTGGATGCCAAAGACTCTGTTGATATAAATGGAAAAAATTTAATACCTATTTATCCTTGGCCTCAATATTTTCACGAAACAAATGACGATAAGGGAGAAAGGTATGAATTGGCGTACCCTGGTGATTCTAAGTTTATTTCAAAAACTAAAGGGTACTTGTATGGTGTATGGCCTGAGGTTGAATTTGTTGAGGAGTATATTAAAGGTAGGGCAACCATTAAGCCCGAAAATGATAGTGGAGGAACTTCAACTAATGAAGCACAATCTATAAATAGGATTTCGTTAAATTCTTTAGATTTTCCAACAAGTAATATTCTTTTTGCAAATAAACAAGAGTCTAAGTTTATGTATGAAATTTGGGAAAGAGTATTTTTATCCTCAAATTATCAAAGGTTTATGAAACCTGGAACAGAAAACGAAATTTCCGATTTAATTGCAGAATCAGAATTTATTAATATTAAAGAATCTTTAGTTACAGACGCGCCATATTTGTTACAAAAATTAAAAGAATATGGATTCACCAATAGTAATTTTGTACCATATTTGGCCCATGTATCTAATTCAGGTAAAGGAGAAAGTTGGCAGAAATACATTAGAGATATATTTGTTACCCCATATATTCAACAGGAAGTTGAAAATAGTTTTGTTATTTTAGATAATTCAGTTGTTAGTCCTGGTGTTAATATTATTAAACCCTTACCAGCTCAATTAGACAAGTTAAAGATATATTTGACTAATACAAAAAGCAACAGTACTGATTTAACAGACACTTTCCCATTTACTGGTGACACTTCTTGGTATCAAAAAAACATGGCTAATGGTTCAGGAACTTCAATTTTAGACATATATAATACTACAAAAACATTAGAGGTTAATGATGATAAAAAGATGGTTTCTAATTTTAGTCCAACAACTAAACCAACAGAAAAAAGACCGATAAGTAATTTTAATTTTTATAGTATAACAACGCCAGATGTTAATTTGGTTAATCTTAAAAGTTTTTATTCTGCGAGAACCACTAATGTTGGGGTTAAAACACAATTACCTACGGAGGGTAGTGTCTATTATAATTATTATAGTGGTAATGTTGGAAGTGTACAAACAACTTCAATTTTAAACACACCTTATTTTGTTAATTCAATTCAACAAGGTGTATATAATTGGTTAACTGGAAATACCAATCCTTATGTTTCTTCGGCATTTTTGTTTTTGAATAGTTTACCATTAGCAACTTTAAGAGAAAAATACAAAACATATAGCAATTCAACTACGACTGATTTAGATTATATTTTTGCAACATTTAAAAAATTTGGAGCTATACATAAAATACCATACGCTTGGATTTTAAAATACGGTTCTGTTTGGCATAGATATAAGGTTTGGGTTGAAAGCGGGAATGATATTTTACAAAGTTCATGGACTAATTTTGACGGTACATATAATTTTGACCCTGTTACTAATTTAAGTACTAAGTCTTATAATTTAACAATTGGCGGAGTGAATCAAAATATTTCGTTTCAAAAAACGTCAACTGCAGGAATTACCACTTTAACAGAAATGAATGTTGGTTTTTATCCTAAAGTGATTAATGATTTTAATTTATTTTGTAAAGGATATGATTTATTTTACAATTATACTGATAGTGAAATTCAAACACAATTACTTTCACCAAGTGGGTTTACACTAACATATACAGATTCGTCAGCTTTTGATAAGAACGCAGGATTTGACGATGCAAACCCAACCGATAATTTAAGATTTAGACCTTGGAGTTGTACCCTAATAGATACTAAAAATAAAAAACAATATGTCGTACCTTCATTTGGTACTAATGTTAATCAAGTTCAAGTAGAATGTTTTAAAGACAGTGGAAAATTATTATTACCAGTCAAATCAAACCCTGCGGTTATTAACGGAAGTGTTAGAACTTTTTGGTCGTTGCCTAATTATGGTTATTTAGATAATTCTAAAATAGATATTCCATCACCATATCAGTACATGAAAACAGTATTTTATAGTACTAATTCATCTCAGGAATCTTTTTCACTTGGTGACAAAGGAGGGTATACCTCAATGGAAGAAACTTTTTCTGTCTTTAATAAAGAAATTTTAGACATGATGGAAACTGAGTTTTTAAAATTTTCAAAATCAAAATATGAATATGAAGTACATCAAATTGATGACCTAACTGAAAATCGTATTTTAATAGATACGTTAGGAACAGATTTAAACTCAACGTATAAGAATTTCCAATTATTAATGACTGACCTTTTAACGGTTAATCTTGAAACCTCAAATAATTCGAAAGAAATTATAAATAATATTCAATCTAATCAATTAAAAGACGCGACAAATGTAATACAAAGATTTTTAGAATATGATGTTGTAATAAAATACGGCAACCCTTCTAATTTTGATAGAAGACTATTTGATAGTTTTTCAACTATAAACTATGTTGAGGATAAAACAACTTATAATCCATATGTTGCTAATTCATTACCAACTTCAGGTGGAACAACAACTTTATCGGCATCAAGAACCGCATATCCTCAAGTATGGATTGACTTACAAACTTATGTAGGGTTTTCATCTATAAGTGGAATTAGTTATTCAAATAACGGTAGTACTATTACTGATTTTTTTGTTGATAATAATATTGAGTTTACTTCAGACTCTGTTAAAGCTTTGGCACCATTAATTAGGATATACGCAACTCAAAAAAAGGTAGACTCAAAATACAATAAATCAAAATTTGTAAAAGCGATTAATGATTATTTGTTAAATAATAAAAAATTTACAGACTTAGTTTTTAATTCTCTTTTTACTAAATTACAGAAAGAATTACCAAATATTGAGGTTATTGAAGATACTCAACAAATAAAAGCATTACAAGGGGAACAAACTGCTTTAGAGTTATGGGAATCTTTTAAAGGTCTTAATGATACATGGATTGCGGGATATGACTACAGTCAAACTACCTTCATGGAAGATGTGTTATTACTTGATAGGGCTAATAGAAATATTGGGGACCAAGTATATATTGACCCAATTAAAACGAAGAATTTATTTTCAAACATGAATGAAGCGTCATCTGTGTTTAGTTATATCAGCTCTTTATTGGGAATACATCATTTTACTTGTTTAATGCATCCCGCTTATATCAATTATTATAATGTTCAGGAAGTTCAAAAAGATAATATACCTAAAACTGAAGGAACATTAGAGTTTGGTAATAATTTGTTTGGGACATTTTTAAATGTGGATACTAGAAGTGCAACACCAAAATTAGTTTGTACTTATTCTGCTGTTGGTAGTGAACATACTGATACAGGAAAAAATGCGACAAATAGATTTAGAAGTGATTCATTTGAAATAAGAAGGGCTAGTGAGTCTCCTTTATTAGACAATTTAAACGGAAAAGAAGATTGGGGATTATCTAATAAAGTGGTGGCGTTTAATGTTGACATAGGAATTAGAAATCAAAACATATTTCATCATCTTGATATATCTCAAAACTTAGGAGTAGAAACAAAAGAATCTTTAGATGCGTTAAATAATTCAATAAACCAATATAATGGTAGGGGCAGTTCAACTCAAAATGCTTCATTATGGAATTTTTATAAAAAAAGGTCGTATGAGGCACAAATACAATGTATGGGTAATGTGATGATACAACCTACAATGTATTTTAATTTAAGATATGTACCAATGTTTTATGGTCCTTATTATATTACAAGTGTAAAACATAACATTACTCCAGGAAAATTTGAAACAACCTTTAAAGGAACTAGACAACAAATATTCGCTTTACCAAAAATTGATAATTATTTACAAACACTAACCAAAGAATTACTTAGTGATATTAGTAACAAACTTAAACAAGGTGTTAGTACAAATAGTACAGGTGCGGTACAAACTAATAACGCAAATAGTGTTAATTCACAAACAAGCAATTTACAAAAAATTGATTCGGTGACAAGTAATTGTAGTGGTAAAATACCTTCCTTATATAGTAAGACGCTTAAATTTAGTGCAGCAACACAAAGTGAAAGTAGGGTTAATATTCAGGATATGATTAATACTATTAAGACAAATATTACAGGTGGAAG